GTTCGATAGCCCCTGATTCCCGCAAGTCTGCCAGACGTGGCCTCTTATCAGCCCTATTTTCTACTTCCCTGTTAAGCTGTGACAATGCTATGACAGGGATATTAAACTCTTTTGCTATCGCCTTCAACCCCCTGGAAATGGTTGCAACTTCCTGCTCCCGGTTCCCGGCCTCTGCTGTCATTAACTGTAAGTAGTCAACAATGACAAGACTAACTCCAAACTTCAGTATCATCTTTTTTACCTTGCTCCGCATTTCCATGAGGCTCAGTCCCGGAGTGTCATCTATCACAATAGGAAGCCCCGCTATGTCATTGCTCTTTAATGCTAAGTCATCAAGATTTATATCTGCATTTCTTATCTGGACATTTGTATATCCAGAAACGGATGACAGGAACCTGGCTGCTATCTCACTATCTGACATCTCAAGTGAAAACAATCCGACAGGATTATTAAGTTTCGCAGAGTTTTGACAAAGTGCAAGTGCAAGTGCTGTCTTGCCCATTGAAGGTCTTCCTGCTATGATGATAAGGTTCCCCGGCTGCCAGCCTCCGGTCTTTCTGTCAATAGAAGTATATCCTGAAGGTATGCCTATAAGTGATTTTTCCTTTGTGTATATCTTCTCTACATCTTTCAGCAGTTCGTCAATACAGTTGCTTATCTGCCTCGGCTCTTTTGACTGCGTAAAATCAGATAAGCGAAATAAAGAACCTTCAGCGTGTTCTATCACATCGCTTATGTCTTCCTGATACGACTTATCAATTATCTCATATGAGATGCGTATGTATTCACGAAGAAGGTATTTTTCTTTTATAAGCATCGCATACTGTTCAGCCTGCTGGTCTGAGAATATCTGTTCTGTAAGTTTCGTGATGTACATTGCACCCCCGGCAAAATCTAACATCCCTGACTTTCGTAGCTGTTCCGTGACAGTTATCAGGTCACACGCACCCTTAGAAGATACTTCCCGCATGGCCTGGAATATCTTCTTATGCTTGTCATCGTAGAACATATCCGGCTTTAATCGAACACTGTTTATTGTGTCAGGATATACAAGACATATCCCTAAGACTGATTTCTCAAGTTGAATGTTATGCGGTAATATTCTATCGGGTGTTATCATTTATCAGGGCCGGATGAAAAGTGTGGAATTATAGGAGTAGGATTTTTTTCCTGTTCCCAGTCTTTTTTATTTTTCTCCCATGTTCTTATATGAGCTTGCCAGTCTACTAATCTTGTTTTATTTTTGCCATAAGTCCATCCGGCAGCAGTATTCTTGTCGATAAAATATTGCGGGTCTATTCCGTTGTTTCTTTTCTTACAATACCTATCAACCATTTCGAAAGTTGGCGGGATTATAAGTCTGTCTTTGTTTTCCGGGCTTTCGTCTTCGCTTTCGCCATTGCCATTGTTGTTGTTATTGCTATAACTGTTACGTAACAGTTCCCCAACCGTTAATTTTCCATCTTCGAAAAGCCCGTACTTAGTTAGTATTTCAATAGCTGAAAGTTGTGCCTTTGCTTTTGAGTAAGGAAAGCCAGGATATTGATACTGAAGGAATTTAGGAATGAAATATAACCGTTCGCTAACTGTTATGATACGGTTACCTAACAGTTTAATTATTCCGTTTAAGTCTTTAATTCCGGTCTGTACTTCGCAAAGCCTTGCGTTTAGTTTCAACATTCCTGCATGATCACACTTAGTCAGGAAATATATCCATAATATTTTCGCATCTTTAGACAAGTCCATGAACCAGTCATCGTCGAAAAGTCCCGTGTCAATAAATCGCTTAGCCATTCCATTTGATTTAAACCAACCCTGATGTTATATAGTTATCAGGGTTGGTAATTAATATAAAGATTACTGAAGCATCTTTAATTCATATTTGCCATTAACAAGCAATTTTCTGTCCGCAAGTTCCGATAAAGTTTTATTATAAGACAACACATAAGCATTCGCTCTTTTCTCTTTGTCTTCCAATAAAAGACTTATGTATTCTGAATCTTCTTTACCTGCAATCTTATATCCTACAATCTTCTTTTCTATTTCTCCTGAATCCTTATTCCTTTGTTTTACCGGCAAAATTATCATATCATTTTCAATAGCTAAATCCATTACTGAATAGATATTTCGCCTTACCAGGGCATCAAGATGTCTCTTAGTATCTCTGATATAAGCAGAACCGTATGAAAGTTCTGCAATTTCAGAAATAGTTAAATAGCTTCTGTCCTTGTATTGGACTAGTACGTTTAAAATTCTTCTTTTAATTGCTGTTGTTTTCATCTTTTATCAAGTCTATTAGTTTGTTAATTCTTCCGGCAAGGTTTTTCAAAGACGATAGCATTTCTAATCTTGTCCTTGCATCTTTAACATCACTCATTGATAAATAATTAAATTGTTCTTTGTGTTCAATCAATATATCTAACTGCCTATGCAGATCAACAGATTTACCGAACACGCTAACACAATAATTATTAAATTGAATTGTCTTTATTTCTCTTTCATACTCCTCCTTTCTTTCTTTAGGTTTATTCTTATATTTAGCTTCTGATACCACTTTTTCAACCTGGTCGAAGCCATAGTTCTCGGTACGCATTATTTCATCAACTACTGATTCATGTTCTTCAACTGGTAATTCCCATTTTCGGGCAGCTTTCACAAAATCTCTTGCACTTCTCTCCGTTGGCAATTTGTTTATAGCCTGTCTATTTACCATTCCCGACTTTTCAAGATTGAGCCGTTCAAGTGAATAGGATACACGGCTTTCAGGCCAGTTGAGGAAGCGTGAAATAGATGAACGTCCCACGGAACTATCATGTTTCATCTTTGATAAATCACCATATTTTATTGCCTCCTCAGGGTGTTCCTCAAGATATTTCTTTGCAACCCTCACCGTTTCATCAATGATAGCAGGGCCAGTGCGGTATTCTTCCATGTTCTCATTTGCCATTATCTGTATCATGACGCTATCAGGTAAATCTTTGATAGGAATATCAACTTCAGTATCCCACGGCAGAGCTTCACGAAGTGCGGTTAATCTATGGTGTCCGTAAGCAATTTGAATTTTGCCGTCCATGTTTCTGGCAACAATGTTATCCCAGAATCCTGTCTGCTTTATTGATGCTTTTAAGGTTTCAACTTTTTCCCGATTTATCGGGTAATTATCCATATCCCTATAGGGATTTGGATAAAGGTCTTTAATTTTTACTTTCATCTTTTCTGTTTTTGTTTTTAAATAGTAAGCCCCCACCGGAAAGTAAAAAAGCACTCAAACCCCGAAGCGACTCGTACAGTTCTTGTGCTTATTTTACCCCAGTGAGGGCAATATGTCAAATAAAAAGTTACTTTATTCATCTCGCTTCGGTTAAAGTACAACACAAATATAACTATTATCTTTTACAATAGAACTATCTATATGTATTATTTTCAACAAAATTATCAACTGATTCTATTGCTTTAAATATCTGAAATGCGATTTGGGGAACTATGGCGTTTCCGTATGCCTTTATGCTTTCATTTCTATGTTTAGAAAAGGTAATTCCAGATAGTCCGGTGGAAACCCCATCATTTCTGCTACAAAGCGGGGGTTGAGTTGGGAAGTCTTCCCACCTATGGCAAACTTGTCCGGCAATGTTTCCATAAAATTCCCCCTGTCCTTTCGTTTCTGTAATGTTTCCGTTGATTTTCCTCCCTTGTAATCCCTGGTCGCAGGTGTCGGAAGTAACATCCCCTCCTTGTATTTCGCAAGTGTTGTCAATGTCACATCTCCTCCGTTCTCCACCTTGTCCACAATGGTCTTCATGTTCCTGCGTTCTATTGATTCGCAAGCCCTCGGTGTCGGAAGTAAGTCGTAATACATCATCCAGTCTTTTAAATTGAATTGGCGACTGTTGTCTCCCATTGATCTGCTCATTAATGGCAATCCCTTTTCTTTTAATTCCATCATCTTTTCTGTTTTGCTTGGAGACTCCATTGCTTGAGGGGTTGGCATTAATCCTCTTGGCAACATCCTTGCCGTATCCGCAAGATTCAGACTGTGACTGCTGCCATTGTTCGCTATCCTTCTGCCTGTGTCCGTTAATTTCATTGTGGGGTGCTCTATCTCTTGCGTTGTTATTGTGGGCAATAAACCAGACCCTCTCTCTTCTATGGGGAGCATTGACACCGCAAGCTGGCAATATACACGGGAATACTTCGTACCCCTGAGCTTCCAAGTCAGTCTGCACCTCGTGGAATACCAACCCTCCTGACCAATTAACGATGCCAGGAACGTTTTCGCCCACGACCCAACTTGGTTGAATCTCTCTAATTGCTCTAAGCATCTCTGGCCAGAGGTGTCTCTCATCTTCTTTGCCCTTTCGTTTTCCTGCAAGTGAATACGGTTGACAAGGAAATCCTCCGGTAAGGATGTCAATTTGTCCTCGGTGAATAGTAAAATCTGTCTTTGTGATATCTCCATAACTTATTGCATTAGGCCAGTAATATTTTAAAACTTTTTGTCCGAACTCGTTCCACTCGCAGTGAAACACGTTCTCCCATCCCATCCATTCGGCAGCCAGGTCGAAGCCTCCTATACCACTAAACAAACTGCCGTGTCTCATATTCTCTCTCTATTTTAAACTGATGTCCGTCGACACATTCATAGCTCCCCGGTTCCTCGGAACGTGCCAGCGAGTAGTCGACATAAACTGTTTCCCGTCCTCCCGGTTCAGGGATGACTAACCGGCTGATGCGGTAGACTTCGGTGTTTCCGCAGATAGGACATTTAATTTGTGGTATCATTTTAGTAGGTTTCATTTAACGTAAAAGTGTTTAGTTGAGGGCGACTTTGGGATAACTGGAATATTAAGACTTTCCGCAAGTTCTATTTCGTGCCTCATCCCGTTGCTTATCCTATCGCCATATAACCACACTTCGTTAATAAATCCAGCTTTGAGCAGGGCTATATCATTCTTTATTCCACGCTCCCTTTCCTCTGGAATTGTATCATCTAAGGCATGGCAGTCAACGAAGTAATGAGCAAAGGGCAATATATCCGGCTCTGTCAGGTTTATGTAACGTATAATATCGCTCACTTTTGATAGGTTCCCTTCAATATCACCGCTTAGTGGGTGTGCTATGTAAACTATTTTCATCTCTCAATTTTTTAAGTTTCTCAGCCATTACCTTCAGTTCAGGCAGGTGTTTCTTTTTAAACTCTGCATAGCTTAGTATCCGTTCAAGGATGGCTATCTGCTTTGATTTGTTGTCTTTCATTGTTATTTTCTATTTTGATAGGTTATGTCCACCTTTAGTAGACATATAGGTAGTTAGTGGCAAGTGCTGGCATCTAACTCTTTCAATGCTTCATCACACAAAAAAGCTCTTTT